AGTGTTTTGCTCTCGATATTGCGTCCTCTATGTTGTCCTTACTCGTCAACCATCCAAAATGACTGCTGAGAACTTTATACATTATACATACCTCCTTAGGTTTTACCTCTGCACCCTGCAGGGTGCAGAGGTAAAACCTAAACTTCCCCTTTTCTGCATAGTTGGTCGATCCCGCCTCGGTTCCAGTGTTCGCTCGCCTTGATCCGCATCATGCAGACTTTGCCGGTTCGCGCTGTGGGGTTTTTGTTATTCTTTTCTGCGTGTGCGGTGCGCTTTGTTGCTGTGGTGCTGTATCGCCTCCCCTTTATTCTGACTTGCCACCCCTACCCGAAAGGGTAGGACGCTCCAGCTTAAGGCACTTTTTATACTCGCTGGGACGAGTTTATTCGGAATATATTTCCATGTCTGCTCCGGTGAAGCATTGTTCCGTCTTGCTGTACCAGTTTCCTTCCTCCTGCACATAAAGACTGTCGTCTTTTAGGTTTAAGATTGCATCCTCTGGAATTTCTACTTCTACGATTTCCTTGCTCGGTATTACAGTGTCGCCTAAGTCGGTAACTACCGTGATGTCGATGTTCTCGTCGTTGTAAATTTTCATGTTGTTTCCCCCTCGTATTTAGTTGTTGTTGTGTTCCATGTGCTTATACTATCAAACCTGCTCGTAGTTGTCAATAGTTTATTTCAATTATTTTTAGTTTATTTTTAGGTATAGAAAAAGCCGCTTATTTTGCGGCCTCAGTTAGAAAATGTTGCAGGTCCTTTTCGTATACTCTATAGTATTTTCCCAATTTAACCGCAGGAAGTTTTTTAGTTCTAATCAACTTCCATATGTATTCCTTAGGCAAACTGAGATATTCGGAAACCTGCTCAGTTGTATATAGTTTATCCATATTATCCATTGTCTCTTTCTCCCCTCACATAATATTTGTGGAACATTTCCTTTTCCGCTTCGTCATGGAAAGGGAAAAGTCTATAAGATTCTTCTGGATCGTATTTTTTGCAGTTACGAGAATTAATGTGTGGTCTGACGTTAAGTAGGTTACTTCTTCTAGTGTTGAATGTGTTTCTGTCCAGGTGGTCGGTTACAAATGGTTTTTTAGGTTTACCTGCCACTAACCAGTGTGCGTAATACAACCTCTTTCTAATTGTGGTAAATAAGTATTTTCTATTGGTATACCATTTATGTTTTAATAATTTGTCGTACATATCTAAATCAAAATAAAATTTACTTCCTGTTCTCTCGATAAAAACAATGCAGCAATCTTCCTCTTTAATAACCGTGTTTATTCTGTATCACCCCTTTTAATTGTTAGTTATAGTTTATCATAGCTGTTTGCAGTAGTCAATAATGGCTATCCATGCAAATTTGTTTTCCGCTACTATAGAAACAACACAAAACCCCCTGCAAACGTGTTTGTAGTGACCATACGCAAAATACAGGTACAAACATACCTGCAGTGTGTTTTGCGTGACTGTATGGTGACTGTGGCGAAGCTGTTTTTGTTGTGGAGGGAGGGGAGAAGAGAAAAGTGTATCTATTTTCTGTAGATATGCGGAAAACGGAAAGTTTTGCTTGTTTTCCGACTTTGGACGTGATAATATGGTAATGTGGGGTTTTTATACCATGTTTTTTTATTTGTGCTGACCTACTGAAAACGGTAGGAGAATACTGTTTATGGGAGCATCCGAGAGGGTGCTTTTTTGTTTTGTTTTTATGTATGTAGTATTGATTACTACCTGCCATATTTGGCAGGTAGTAAAATGGTGTCTAGTCTTACTCCCACAAGGGTTTGCTGGTTTGGCGCGTGAAAAGCAGTATATATACCAGAAAGTGAGTTGTTTTTATTTGATAAAAAGATGTTTGATTCTTGATGATGATTTCGGTTATGGCAGGACAAGGAGACAAGTCATAGATCCTGAGACAGGTGAAATGATAGCTGAAGTTTGGCACAACAAGCCTGAGCAGGGTATATTTCCAATAGGAGTCAGCGCAACAGTAGCGCAAACCATTTTTACAAGGGAAGAGTCGCCCGACAAGCAGTCTGAGCATATCAGCATCCGCGACAAGGATATAGAACATAGTTATTATGAGTTCTGGAATACGAAAAAAGGACTGAAACCGCCAAAAAAGCGCAGTACAGGGAACAAAAAAGGTTACGTGAAGCTGTACAATGAAAAATTGGTGGAACTGAGCGCAAAACTGAGCGATGCAGACATGGGGTTTCTGGTGAAGCTGTCGCCACTGATTGACTGGGACAATGGAGCATTGACAGACAAGCGGAAAAAGGAGAAGCTGAGCGCAGAAGATTTGATTCGCGTACTGAAAATGCCGGAAAGAAACTTCTATAGAAGAATGTCAGTTTTGACGGGCGCAGGTGTAGCGTATCGGAGGAAGGATTGTTATTACATCAATCGTTCGTACATGGCGAAGGGATAGAAGATGTTGAAATGAGGTGAAGGAGAATGAAGATTCCGAAAGTAGGAAGACCGTTGAAGTTTCAGAGTGTTGAAGAGATGGAAAAACTTATCAATGCTTATTTTGAGAGTTGTTTTAAAAAAAATGAAGATACTGGAGAAATGGAGCAGGTTATTCCATTTACGGTGACTGGACTGGCTATTGCTATTGGGACGGATAGGAAAGGATTATGTGAGTATGGAGATAGACCTGAATTTAGCAACGCAATCAAAAAAGCTAAGTCATATGTAGAGAATTATGCGGAGCAAAATATGTATACTGCACGCAATCCAGCAGGTGCTATTTTCGCTCTCAAAAATTTTGGTTGGCGCGACAAACAGGAAACAGAAATCACTGGTGCAGGTGGCGCACCACTACAAGTTGCCTTTGCAATTGCCAGGCCAAACCGAGAGGAACAAAAAGTTTTAAAGTCGGAGAATATTAACGAATAATTCAATTATGACACTTTTTTAACATTTAGTTCCGGTAATAAATATTATGTAAACTAGCAATTAACCTTAAACCCAGCATTAATGCTGGGTTTTTAACTATTTCTACAGTTATTCCAATTTGTCGAATAACTGAAATGTCGAAAGTCCACCACTGACGGACACGTTTTGGCGTTCACAAGCGTAGGGTTGAGACACTACATTGTACTTTTGGCTTGTCCAATTCGAGGTGAGAATATGGCAACAATAGAAATTCCATACCAACAATCCGAAAAGCAGGCCATTTTTCACGCTTCGGCAGCCGACGAAACCTTTTTTGGTGGTGCAAAGGGTGGTGGCAAGTCAACAGCTTTGGTCATGGACGTTTTGGGCTATGCGTTAGAGTATGTCGGTGCGGAGTGTTACCTGTTTCGTGAGACATACGACGACTTAGAAGCTAACCTTATTGCCGAATGGAAACGCAGAGTTCCGGCACAACTATATAAGTACAATGAGAGTAAGCATATTGCTACTCTCATAAATAGTAGTGTAGTTAAGTTCCGCTATGTTTCCAATTATACAGATGCGGAGCGTTACCAGGGCCGTTCTATAGATTATATAGGCGTTGACGAACTAACCAAGCATGAGGAAAAGACCATACAGGAATTGTTGTCCTGCTTGCGTTCAGCTAAAGGATTTCCACCTACCTTCAAGGCCACTGGAAACCCCGGCGGCATTGGTCACAGGTGGGTGAAGGCCAGGTATATCACCAAAACAGAGTACGGCGAAAAGGAATATCGGGACCTTGATACAGGTAATATCATTAAATTCGTACCCTCGCAGGTTTACGACAACCCTGCTTTAATGGCAAATGATCCTGCCTATGTCAAACGACTGGAAAACCTGCCAGAAGCTAAAAAGAGGGCATTTCTATATGGAGATTGGGACGTTTATACAGGTCAAGGATTTCCTGAGTGGTCAGAGAAGATACACGTTGTAGACAACTTTCCTATTCCAGACTACTGGCGAAAGTGGCGTTGTCTGGACAATGGTTATGCCGATCCCTTCTATTGGGGTTGGATGGCAGTATCTCCCGAAGGTACGGTTTACTTATATAGAGAGTTCACGCGTACAGAGGAAGAACCGAGACTACTTTATACGGAACAAGCCCAAAAGGTAGTTGAACTAGCCACCTATGCGGAGTTATTGGAAGATGGCGTTTCGGAGAAGCAGGAGCGTATATCTTATACCGTGGCTGGCGTTGATGCATGGAATAAGCACCACAGAGACACGACAGGCAAGGATTTAACCGACTACTATGCAGAGGGCGGAGTAAGCGGTTTTATAAGGGCCATAACTGACCGCAAGATGCGCAAAGATATTATGCACGAATACCTGAAGCCGTACTTCGATGATGTTTTAGGTAAGTATGTAGCCAAACTACAAGTATTTCGTTCATGTAAACGCTTCATCGAATGGATGCCGGAATTAGTTGAGGACCCGGACGATGTGAATAAGATAGCCGATTGTGCCTGGGATCACGGATTTGATTCCGTAGGTTATGGCATAATCTCATTTCATGCTAAACAATCTAAGTCACCTAAACCACAAAAGGGTAAGATAGCGGCCGACAAAGAACGTCTAGCAAAGTTAAGCGTAAGAAAAAGGAGAGTGT